GCACCACGCTCACCCGTGAACATAACGAAGTTACGATCCTTGATGTCCAACTTAGCAGCACACAGTTCGTAGATAGCGTCCTCAATCTGCTTCAGCGAGAAGGTGTTATAGTAGATAGTGTTAGCTACCTCCATCTGCTCATACAGACCTGCACCCATGCGGATAACCTCACCCGACTTACCAACATTGAGATACTCGCCGTTAGCGGTACGGTTGCTGCGACCAAACGCAAGCAGGTTATTCTTATACTCCGAGAACTGTTGCTCAACCTCGAAGTCAACATAGTGCATCCACATAGTCTCAACGCGCTTCTTGCCGTCCATTCCTACTACAGGAATACCACAAGCAACCTTCTTGTTGAGCATCTGACCACCTACCTTATGTTGAATACGAATCTTGGAGAACTCGTTACGCATCTCGGTAGCAGAGGTGAAACGAACGTCACCAACCTTACGAGACAGGTCGCGCTCTACAGGAGCGTACTCAATCGAGAACAGCTTACCTTCGGCAAGCTCCGATGCGGGCATACCAGTGGTAATACCACCCATCAACTCTACTTTGTAAACAGTATTTGCACCTTCGTTACGGCCGTCGCCGAGGATACGCAGAGGATAATGCTCATTAAGCTCACCTACAATTACCTCGCCATCAGCGAACCAATCCTCCTTGAACACAAGGTAGAAAGGAGCAGTACCTACACCTGCCATGCCACTGGTGATTTTCGAGCCATTCTCATCGCGTGCCTCTACCAGAGAGATGTTACGACGGTGGCTACCAATGACTTGCCATTTGTACTCGTCAGAGGTATCAAACTGTTTTGTTGGGAACTTAGCCAAGAAAGACTCAAGGGTCTTACCTTTATAAGCTGCCAACAGTTGTACCATTAACTCCGAAGCCTTTTGGGGCTGCATTTGGAAAATCGAACCAAGGTGGTTTTCCTTAGTCAGACCCTTCCACGAGGTAAAGCCTGAAGTTACTTGAAATTTACCTAATTTACCTGGCATAGTTGTAAAATTTTTATTATTACTTGTTAGACAGTTTTTAAATATCTACTGTGAAGCCAAGAAAACTTTCAGAATCGTTTGCACCGGATACGAAGTCCAAACTGCCGTCGTTCTTACGTTGCGTGTTATTAAGAGTTTCCTCTAACGCCCGCATGCCTTTTCCTACTTCCTTTCTGACTTTCCCCTTTACAAGACCCTCCAGGTTCTTAAATCCATCCGTCATTGCCCATACAATTCCGAGCTTTTTCAGGAAGTCCACACGATGCTCTCGCTCGTACTGTTGGATTGCAGTGAATTTATCACCTGTTTTGGGGTCTTGATATACTGGTTTGATGATGGCATCAAGGGCTTTTTGACGCATTGCTTTGTCTACTTCAAGGTCTCCAAAAACCTCTTTGCCCTCTAAGAGCCCTTTACGAAGTTCAGAAGCTTCTTGCTGTCGGGCTTTTTTGACCTCCTCTTCTTGGGCTCGTGCCTCATCTAACACTCCTTGGTATTGAGCGCGCATAGTCTGCTTAATACTTTCCAAAGCTTCCTTCGCGTCTTCTACGTCAGTACCTGCACTAAAGGATCGTTCAACTTCGCGTTGTGCGCGTGCTTGCGCAAATCCTTTGTTCAGATAATCACGCATGAGAATGTTCTTACGAAGGTTCTCTCCTTGTTCAGTTTCTGCTGTGACGTGTGCCTCAGTGATACTGTCAAGTTGTTGCAAGGTGTTTTCGTACTGTTGAATTACGTTTGGCTCTACACCATTGTTTAGCGCTTCATCAATACGCTTTTGACGCTCATCGAAACGAGCTTCGACTACCTTGTCAACAAGAGTAGAAAAGCCTTCCCAGTCTTTTACGTTCTCAATATCGGAGTCTTCAAGGTTTGGGAAAATGCCGTCTTCTTTCAGAGCTTTGGCTAAAGAAGATGGGGGAGGAATACTCTTACTTAAAGGGGCATTCTCCTTCTTCCCTTGATTATCTTCATTACCGCCTACGCTCTCTGGATTCGGGTCGAATAGATGTTCTACATCTACTGTCGTCTCTTCCTCAGCAGTATTTTCCTTATTGTTTTGTTCATCCTCAGGCTTTGTTTTAGGTGGTGCCTGAGTACTGCCATCATCTTGTTGCTCAGTATCTGAGTTTGTAAATAAAGCTGCAACTTCATCTTCGGATAAGATGCTGCTTTCATCAAATTCTAGTGCCATATATTCCTCC